CCTATTGATTGTGTTAGGTGCAATCGTAATCGTACAAGCTGAATCTAATGTGCCTGTATATTTAACATACATCGCCCTTACTGGGTCTGTAGCTCCATCTGCTACTGTTGAAGTATGCGTATCTGCGTTAGTGGTTATTGCTTCTGTGCCAAAACCTAAAGCTTCACCAATCAGCTCTAAATTTGTATTTGTTGTTGTTCCCCAAGTTCCGCTACCATCTCCAGTAGCCATCTCGTTAAGTCTGAGGTCGTTTACGTATGTACTTGCCATTTATTTTCCTCCGTACTGTATTGATTATAGTATGTTTTTCCCGAATAGTTAAGCAACTTCTTCCCATCCAGGAGTTTGTGCATCTGATATTGTTGCCCAGTTTGATGTTTGTGCATCATCAACTAGTCCCCAAACCAGCACAGTTGGTTCTCCTGTTGTCCCTGACACGCCTGTTATAGTAACTATAGCTTTTGCTACTGGTGTTACAGTTCCTAATGCACTAGTCCCTGCTAGTCCTGTAACCTGAACTGTCATACCTAATGCAATAGTAACAGTACCGAGAGCACTAGTTCCTGCTTGACCTGTTGGTGTTACATTTGCTTTTCCTATATTTGTGACAGAACCAACAGAGCCTGTAGCTTCAACACCAGAAACACTTGCGTTAGCTTTAGCTACTGGTGTTACAGTGCCTAACCCACCAGTTGCTGCTAAACCACTTACATTTACTACAACATTGTGGTGTACTGTGACTGACCCTACACTAGCTGTTGAACTTAATCCTGCAACTGGAACATTAGCTTCTCCGTCTACATCTACTGATACAGAACCAACTGTGCCGACTGCACCTTGTATGGAAGCAATAGCTTGTGCATTTACACCAGCTACAGGTGCACCTGTTGTTCCTGTTTGTCCTGTAGGTGTAACATTCGCAGCAGCATCTGTACTTACGCTTCCTAAAGCACTTGTAGCAGATTGTCCTGTGAGTGTTTGATTAGCTTCTGCGTCTACACTTACAGTTCCTAGTGCAGATGTTGCAACTAAGGTTGAGAGTGTTTGATTAGCTTCTGCATCTACACTTACAGTTCCTAGTGCAGATGTTGCAGCTACACCAGATATGGTGAAACTTATTGGTATTGATGCTGGTTGTCCCCATGGACCTTCGCCCCAGCCAGCTCGACCCCACCCTGTCGACATAGTTTATACTAAGCTATTCTTATAATAGCTGTGCTTGCTGCTGCTGCAGGAAAAACTATTGTAAAATCACCTGCTGTTGAAGTTTTATCTCCACCGAAATCTATGGTAGCCACTGATGGATCACCACTAGCAGAATCGTTGTATATTAAACAACCTCTTGCTGTAACTGTTGCTGTACCAAAAGTGAGGTCAGAAAAGTCTGTAAAACCTGTTGTTCCACCACTTGTTGGAGCGACGTTAGTTAGAGCAGCACCAGCTGCAGTGTAGTTAGTTCCTGAAACCTCATTCGTTGTTGTGTATGCTGTTGTTGTAGCACCCATAGTCGCCGAACTTGTGTACAAAGCTAACTTAAAAGTATTCCCACCAGATGCTTTAAAATTATGAGTTGCTTCTAACAACTCTTTTTTAAAGCTAGTGGTTAATGTTGATGTAATTGCCATTACTTTAACTCCTTTAGTATATTTGCTAAATCATTATCACCTTGAGAAATTAACATGTTACGCATTGTACAACGTTCACTGTTAATTGCTTCCTTGATATAATAAAGTATTGTCGAATAAATCGCAAGTCTATACTCTTCAGCTTGTTGTCTTACGTGTGGTTCTGCGTTCTCAGAAATACCACATATTCTAGCAGTGCATGTTTCCGCCCAAAACTCAGGACTGTGTCCTCTGTTGTTTTGAGTAACTACTTCTATAAAACCTAGTTTAGAACTTGCGTTATCTTCAATCATCAGTATCGTTTTGCTTCTGGTGGTGTGTTAAGAACAGGAACAAGTTCTGCTTCAGAGCGTTGCATTTTCTGTAGTTGTTCTGTGTACTCTTTGTAACCTATTGTAAAAAACTCATCTTCGTCTTCATCAATTAAAAGTAAAAGAGGGTTTTCTAAACGATGGTATCCATAAAGTTTTTCTTGTATAGGTGTGTCTGTATCTAACAAACCAGATCTAGGTGCAACACTTACGACCATGTTATTTTCTATACACTTAGCTAACCAAAACTCTACACAAGATCTGCCTGCTTCAGCAAAATGTAAATTACCTTTGTATGTAAAATCTAAACCGAATAGATTTAATTTACCAACTTTATGGTACAGAGCAAAAGCTATCGCAAAAGGTACAGTATTATTAAAGTAAGAACATCTTGTTGCTTCAACAACATCAAGTAAAGGATACTCTACTAATCCTGGACATCTGTCATCCAACTCACATGTGTATATTGGTCCAGCATGTGTTCGTAGCACTTTACTCATTATTCCTGTTTGACCACCAGCAGCATCTGAATCTAAAAACCTAGAAGCAGGATCCATCATAAACACTCTATCACACTCAGTTATCCCTGCCATAGCATTTATACCCCAGATTTCATCAAACTCTACACTGTGGGATTTAGCTAAATGGAAATCTAATTGACTTTCTCCCATAGCAACGAGTGCTATACTTGCACCTTCTAACGCTTCTATACGACTCATGCTTGTGGTTCTCTTCTTATTTCTCCGTATCTGTACTGATCTCTCGTTGATTTAGCCTCTCCTAAATTTTTAAGAAGAACTAAAGACTCTTGTAGTTTTTGTTCGTAGAGAGGTATTGCTTCATAGTTTTTTAAATACATACATGCCTCAGATAAACAACCATACAGCATAGCGTTGATTGCATTAGTTGACAACCATGTGGTGTCAGTACCTGACGTGGCTGTTAAAGATGTAGGTCTGTAGAAGTAGTGCAACTCGAATTCAAAATTAGTGCTAGGTGCAGGTGCTAGTATAAATGTTGTTTCATCAAACTCAGCATAATACTTAGATGTTCCTGATGTTGTTGCTGATGGAGTATAGTCTCTTATAAATGAAACATGTTTTAGTAAAAGGTAGTTGTAGTTGCCAGAAGAATCTATTAATGCTAAACTAAATGGTGATAAAAAATCTGTAGGCATTGTCAGATATGTGTTAGATGCTGTTGCGTTACCTGTTACATTTTTTCTAAAGAGGTCTAACTGTACACTTTTTAATATTTTCTCTTCTGTTGCTTTTATAAAGTTTGGTATGTTGGTAACCAGAGACGATTCGCTACTGTCAAGATAATCTTGTATAGCTGTTGTTATTGTTGCGTTAGTCCAACTCATGATAGTGTTATTGTAACCTCCCCTATTTCCCCTGTAGCATTGCGTAAAGAAAAACTTGAACCTATTGTGTTGCTCGTTAAAGCATTCATAATAGGTGAACTTACACCAGCACTGTTCTTAGGGTTGTGTACTTTCACTATGCCTAAACTAATTGTAGATTTTACATCTGGTCTTGCATTTAATAGTGCTTGTGGGTCTGCTGTTTTCCTAGTTCGTTCAAGTTGTGGGTGTTTCGGGTCAAACATGTCTGGTCCAACTAAAAGACCATCCCATGTTTTCTTCATATCGTTTAGCTTATATCTAAACCCACTTATGTCACAGATACCATAAGCGTTTTTACCACTAGAATAAGCCATTAATAACTAATCCTCGGTGTAAGATGTATACTTGCTCTATCTCTATCTTCATCTGCTGCTCTGTTAAAACTCTCTTCGTAATCAATTTTTAACAAACCTGCTTTTTGAGGATTACGTTTTAAACAAAGTTGGTACGCTAAACCTAATGTCATACACTGTATAAATCTACTAGGCACTTCTTGATCTTGTGCTGATGCCGAAGCATCATCAATTCTCTGTACTCTGTAACTTATAAACTTGTATGTTGTTACGTTGTCAGGTGTGGGAAAAAGTTTTAAAACAGGTGTTTCTTTTCTTTCTACGAAATATTGAGAAGGTCTGCCTGTAGCCACTTTGTCAGGAATACCTAAATATTCAGAACGACTTATTCTTTCTATAGATATATCACTGAATGTTGTACTTGAAGAACTGTCAAAAACTCGAATAACTGCTTCAAGTACATCTACATCATAAGAATTTAATGTGTATGAAGATGTACCTGAAGTTAAGTCTAAAGAAACCTGTTCTACTGTCCATAGATTAATTCCTCTATTTGCCCAGTCTGAGAACATAATGTTAAGAGATCTTCTGGCAGTTGCTGCATCGTAACCTGTTCGCAACTCTAGACCTGCTAGTTCGTATGCTTCTTCGATTACTTCTGCTGTGTCTAAACTAAATGTCTTAGTGCCAGAAGTTGCCATAACTAGTACTCTTTTATGACTGTCAAAACAATGACGTAAGAATCACCGCTTGCATGACCTGTTGTTGTTAATTTTATGTCTCCAGTTTTACCACCAGCTGCAGCAGTATTCTGTAGACCACCAAATTCTGTGAAATCTAACTGTTCACTAAATCCTGAATTTAAATCAAGACATATTGTATTTGTGCTTGCATTCCAAAGAAGTTTAGCACTCATACCAAAAGTTGTGTAAGACACTTTAGCAAGTTTACATCCTGTGCATGTTGCACCATCTGTACTTCTTGCAGCAAGTGCACTTACATCAACTTTAGTGACAGCAGACTCACCTGTACCATCTGAAGTGTTAGTCAACTGTACAACAGCTTGTCTATCGTTATCAGAAATGGTTGTTGAGGTTACTGCGTCTGCCATGATTTACTCCTTATGCGTCAGCAAATGGTGTTACTAAAGTTCCTGAACCTAAAACAATACCTTCAACTGCGTATTTTGCAGAAGCCATTGCAGTAACTTTTACGATACTACCAACTAGTCCACCTTTAGTTGTTCCATTCATGGTGATTACATCGTTAGATGCACCAGATATGAAAGTTTTACCTGTAGCATCAGTTACACCTGTGTATAGACCCCCAACGAATTTATCAGTTCCGTCAGTTAGTATGTCCATATCTGTGGCTGCTGTTTCTACTACGAAGAAAAAACTTGCTCCTAAATTATTAGTTTGATTAGGATCATCATCTCTTCCTGGGGCTGTCGCTACAATGCTTGGTAAAGTAAATTTACCATCTGCATCATTACAAGTAAGTATCTTACCTGCGTGTGCTGCTACTGTAAGTGAAGTATCAGCTGTTAAGCTAACTACTGTTGCATTACCTGCTGAAATAAACCCAGCTAATGATTTAACTGGTCCTGAAAATGTCGATTTTGCCATAATTTCCTCCTTTGGAAATAAGTTTTATCGTCTCGGCTAGTCTGCTAGGTCAGTCGATAAAACAAAATTAATAAACCTAGAAATTTATTCTATACTTATTGTCGAAAAAAAGAAAGGGAAGCCGAAGCTTCCCTTTACTTTGTCTAAACGATTATCTACGCTCCAGGGGATCCGTAAATACCACGCCAGTCACTAAAACCAAAAGAATATCTTTCTCTTGCTTTGTAACGCATGTTACCAGTTTCGAAGTCGCCTTCCATACCAGTAGACATTGCTGCTCTTACAAAATGTTTTAGTCCGTTAGGTGCGTCAGTTTTTATAAAAAACGCATCCGTATCGGTTAAGAAGTGATTGACTGTATAGCCTTCTGGAAGCATGCTCATGTTTCTAATAGCGTTAATATCGTTATCAGAAGTTGACACTCTTCCAGGAGTGTTTAACAGTCTATCAGCTACAAACTGAAGTGCTGGTGGAACGATTAGTTTTCTAGCTTGAACGTTAGTTTTTAAACCACGTTCGTCTTTAAATGCAGCAATATCGATCATTGCATTTTCTAGAGAAGTTTCGTTCAAGTCAGCAGCTGTGCTTGGCTCGTTGGATTGATCACCAGCTGTCAAGGTTGGGTGGTCAGTAGCGAATAACTCTTTACCATCCCCTCCAGGAAAACTAGATGAGAAACCATTATTGAGAACATTTGCAGCTTTCACTTGTTTCGTTTGACTCATTGAGCGAGCCAACGCTTTAGTGTATCTAGCTGAAAGGCTATCATAAAGGTTGTCCTCTATAGCTTCTTCCGTTAAAGCAAAAGCTAACGCTACAGTTTCGTGCGAGTACCTAGCAGTGAAAGTTTCTTGCGCATAGTCGTATGAGACTGATGCACCTTCGCCTTTCACTGGTGCTTCACCGAAACCTGAAAGCATAACTTCTTCTTCAAACGCTCTATCTGAATTTTCTGTATCAAAAATTTCAGCATGCTCGTTTTCGTATCTGCTATATTCAAGTCCAAAGAGAGCGTTTAATCCAGGCTCTAGTTCTTGCACTAATTGTGCTCTATTAATTGCCATTGTTATCTACTCCTTTATGAATTACCGAACACAGAAGCTGGGAATGTTACATACACTCTAGCATATTGTCCAATAGAATTTGATGGTTTGTCGGGAAAACCTACTACTGTCGCAATACCACTAGAAGTTGTAGTTGTCACACCTTCTTTTGATCGACCTGTTGAAGAATCACCTGCAGTTGTCGAAATTGTGTTTGTTGTGCCGATTGATGCTTGTGTTGGAGTCCCAGTTGACTGAGCCTCGTAGACAATATCAGGATCGACATAAACAAACGCTTTCGCATTTGCAGAACCTAGTGTTGCAGTATCAGCTGTCCACACCTTAGAAAAGATGATTTCACCTGAAGTTGCTGTGTATTCTACTCCGTAAAATACGCCCAATGGAGTACCTGTTGCAGTACCCTGTATAACCAAACCACTTGAGAGATTAACCACGTCGCCCGAAAAAATCGAAGCGTTCGTAGCACTTGCTATCGCAAACTCTGCAGGTCTGATTGTACCACCAGACATATGATATGCGGGAGTAAAACCATCTGGATCATTTACATTTGCCATATTGTTTTACCTTATAAAATATGTTGTTAAAATTCTTAGTGTTACCTAAGATCCTTTTCCGAAAGTAACTTTTGTATTTCTACTAGGTCTACTAATAGGCATACTTGGGTCGCTTTCTCTCATTAAATCTGTATCAACAGCACGCATAGCGTCTGCGGTTTGAGCATCAAAATACTCTTTCCGCTCTAAAACTGTATCCTCAGGTATTCTTGCCAGGATCAACCCACCTACTCCGATCACACCAGCATGTACTCCATCTTGTATCGTTGGTGCTTCAAAATCTGGGAACTCTTCCGAACGTACAGGTTCAAAACCTTCACGTAGACGTTTCGACATATTAGTCTTATCGTCTTGTCCAAGTATAGATTCTCTAATCCAACGATGCTTAAAACCTGGAGGTGCAGGTGGTGCATCTAGTGCAGAGGGCGGTGCCCATGGTGTTCTGCGAGTTTCTTTTTCTCGTGCTTGTGCAGATCGAGGAGATCGATCCGTAGCAACAGATTCGTCTACTTGTTTATTTGTATCTTTTTCTGTCATTTTTTACTCCTTATTGTGTTTTAACATATTTAGCATACTCTTCAAGAGGCACACCTAGTTTTTTCGCTATTGCTACTTGACTCTGTGTGAGTTTTACAGTCTTACTGCGTGCATTTTTATTTCTTGCTTGTCTTGTAGGACTCGCTACTCTCTGCACGGGAGAGTCGGAAACTTGTTCTTGATCTTCATTATAGGTGCTTATTCCAAATTTGGAAAGCCTACTGTCTAGTTCTGCATAATACTCGTCAGTTGTACCATCATAACCTTCATCCATAAGTTCCCTGTGTACACCGAATGCAGCAAAAGTTAATCCTTGGTTTTTACCAAACCAATCATTTTTTTGTGCCCATTCTTGTGCTCTTGGGTCTGGTGGTGCTGGTTGAGCAGTGTTTGCTGCTGGTGTTGCGGAAAGTGGCATTTCTGGTGCTTTTTCCTCAGGATTGTCTGCAGCCCTTTTTCTTTGCTCAGTAACACGACGTAGACTTTCTGCTTCTACCGACAAACGAGAAAGTTTCTCGTTTGCTGTAACAATAGCTTCTGTGTCACCACGATCAAACGCATCTTTATACTCTGCTTTCGCAGAGTCTAGTTCTGTGTTAATTCTGTTGTCATATTCAGAGAACATTGCTGTGTTTGCTGACTCAGCTTTTTTCTTTAGATTAGCATTTTCTTCTTGGACTTTTTGTGCCCATGACAGTGCCTCTTCATTTTGTCTTTCTGTTTCTCTGAGCTTATAGGTTAACTTGTTGATTCTTTTCTGAACAGAATCACTATACTCTTCTTGTTCAGATTTATTCTCTTCCTCAGGTTGTTCTTCCTTAGTTTGAGTGTCAACGATTTCTATACTTTCTTCTTTCTTTTCTTCAGTAGGAAGTTCTACTTCTACTGTTTCTTCTATGGCAAGATTTTCTTCTTGTTGCATGGTTTCCTCCATGTTGGTTATTAATAATCTACTGCTTCAGGATCTGGTATTCTAGCTAAGATCTCATCATCGTTTAAAATTCGAAGTTCACCTCCGTCAATTTTAAACCGAGCCCCAGCATATCTGCCGAAAAGCACCCATTCTCCCTCTTTACACCAAGCACCTTCAGGAAACTTTACAGGATCCTTATATGCATCTGGACCAAGAGAAATAACATATCCTACAACTGAGGATACTGTGTCTCTTTCAATAGTTTCAGAAACTAATTGAATACCACCATCAGTTACAGCTGATCTGCCTCTCGGTAGTATCAATACTCTGTATCCTGTTGGTTGTGGTAATATTTCTGTTTGTGAAGTAATTTCTTCAACTGATTTTTCCTCTACCACCTCTTCAACTATAGGTGCAGGTGCTTTGTCAAAGTTCATTACAACATCTGGTACGACTTCTTTAGTCATCTACTTCTTTCTCCATATTTTTACGCAGGTCAATTATTTCTTGTTCGGCAGAGCGAAGACCTGATATCTCTCCGACGACGCGTTGGTATTGCTCAAAACTGGCAACACCTCCCGATGCGAGTGTTTCTTCTAAAGCAGCACAGCGTTCTCTGTACTTTTTGAGTAGGTACTCGACAACCTTTATATAGTCCATTAATCAGAACTATGGAAATTTAAACCTTTTGTGGCAGCACCAGTGCCTCTTGTTTTTACAACTTTCTTATGAGTGTGTAGACCACCTTCACTGTAGTTATACATCCCACCCTTTTTCATTCCTCTAAGTTTTTTGAAATCTGCTCCGTCGATTTTATCTCTTGGTTCTGCGACTTTAGCAATCTTCTTCTGCTTTTTTGAGTATTCCTTCATTGGCATATTTTTCTCCTATCGTAATTTTGTTGGTTTTCTACGTGTGTTGTCCACTGCACCACAGCCTTTACTTTGTACAGCTAAACCTCCGTCTTTCATTTTAAGCATCGTACCACCTGGCATTCCTCCGCCAGCCATTTTGTACATGCCACCCTCAGCCATCTTATAAAGACCTCCGTCTTTTTTCTTGGCAGTTTTTGCTGCGTCTTTGAAATCTTGAGCACTTGGTGCACCTTTGTCACCAGGACTTCTCATTTTTTCACCAGAACCAGCTTTGATTCGATTCCTTTTTGCATTTATATTGTCGTACAACCCTCGTTTTTTAGCCATTACTCACTATTCTCCTCTGCGTCTTTTACTTGTTTTAATATTTCACCATAAGATTTCTGAGACTTGAGTTCAGCTTCCATCGCATCTTTCTCACGGGAAGCTGCAATTCTTTGCTGAGCAATGTCTTCATTTTTCTCTGCCTTTGCTAAAGCAGTTTGCGCATCCATTTCTGCTTTAGTAAGTTCTGTTTGAGCACGTAACTGATCTGCTTGTGCTTTTCTTTGTATTTCCATACCTTGTAGTTCAAGCTGTTTGTTAGCTAAGTCCATTTGTGGTTGCTGTTGTGCTATTTGCTGTGCTTCTATCAAGGCTTGTTCTTGTCCAGTTATTTGCTGAGTAGCTTGTGCTGCCAACATGGCTATCTGGTTTTGTACTTCCATAGGCACTGGTTGCCCTTCTGGTGGAAGTTCCATACCTTGCTCAGCCAGTATCTGCTGTACCTGTAGTCTGTACTTCATTGCTTGATGTTCTTGTATGTGTGCCTGTAATGCTTGTATGGCAGCAGGATTCTGTTGCACCATAGGATTCTGCATAAATGCCATATGAGCTGCTATGTGAGCATCATGATTTTGTTCTAAAAATGCTTTTAAAGGAACACCCATAAGTGCGTCTTGGTTTTCTTGCACTGGATCTTTCGGTGACATATCTTCTGGTGGTTCTAGTATCTCGTCTATGTTTTGTACACCTAACGCAGTATACATTTTAAAATATGCTTCCCTTAGGTTGTGTAATTGAGGTGCACTTTGTGCTAATTGTAGTTGTGTTTGTGCTAACACTACACGTTGGCTCATGCTAAAAATGTTAGGATCGCTTACAGGAAGAACATCTACTTGCCCATCAAAATCTCTAGCATATATTGTACGTGAGCCACCAACTACATCGTAAGGATACTCAGGTGGTAAAGATTCAGCAAAAACTCTAGCGAGTAGTTTGAATTCTACTTTTTGAGCATAGTGTAGACGTTTATGTATCGCCGACATAATTTTGCTACCACGTTCTAGCATAGCGATAGTTGTACCAACAGGTGCTTCTTGACCCATATCCCCTATCTTCATGTCTGCTATGTTTGCAAAACGTTGACCACCTTCTACGATCACACCTAAAAGTTGTGCTAATACACCACTTGGTTCTTTATAAGGTAGTGGCATCAAAGCATCTCTTATAGTGCCACCTGGCACATCTACATCTCGCCACTCTCCTGGCTCTATAGGATTATCATCATCCCTGATTCGCATTCCTCTTGCCTTAAATCCAGCAGGTAAGTTACTTAACGTGCCTGCATCTACAAGTTGTCTTAGTATAGATGTTGCTGATTTACTTAGACCACCAATCATGTGTATAAGTCCAAAACCATAAAAACCTAGTCCTGGAAGGAATTTATAGTGAACAAAGTACTCTATTTTCTTCTTCAAAGGATCGTCTGGTGAAAAGTTTCTTCGTATTGCAAGAATCTGATTGCTCTCTTTTACCATCGTTACGATATATGGTAAGGCGATTCCCGTCTCATCACCGTCTTCTGAGTCTTCAAAACCTTCTAAATCAAGGTCTACATGCATTTCGAGCACTGTATATGTCTCAGCAACTGAAGGTTTACTGACTCCAGTTATATCGTCTATCTTTGTTTTAACACCAGAGAGACTTTCCTCGTCTTGAGAAGGCTCACCAATCTCTACATCTCTGTATAAACCAGCTTGCTGCATCTTACGGATATGGTTTTCTGTCATCTGTATGACATGTGTTGCTCTAGGGCAATCAAGTAAGTCTGTCGTCGAATATGAGACAATAAAGTCTTCAGCCATTATAAAGTTGCTTACTGCTCTTGCTTTGGCAGGATCATAAAAAACTTTTTTGAAAGCAGAACCAGAAAGTGGGAGATAAAACAACAACTGGTCTAGTTCTGGGTCGAACTCTTCCATGTTGTATGTTATCTGATAGTTCATAAACTCTTTGACTCTTTGTGCTTGTTGTTCTTTTGACGCATCGGCATTACCCAACACTTGTGTTTTAACAGGTCCATCAGCAGGCAAGAGTTCTTTGTACGCTTGTGCTTGGAACTGTGCTACAGACTCAGAAAGTAGTGGGTGATGTACACCACTGGCACCTGGGAAGGGTTCAGTTCTGTCTTCAGTTTTTATACCGAGTAAGTCTAGACCATTTGTAAATGTTTCTAACCATTCTCTTCTTGACTCTTCGTCTTCGTCAAAATCTGAACTAAGCTCCATACAAAGAGAACGTAAGTCATCTTCGTTTATAATTTCTGCTAGGTTTTGGTTAAAGTCTTCTATTGGGTCTGGGACTATGGCTATAGTAGATTCTTCTTCCTCACCTTCAATAATTATGTTCTCAGGTAAAATTTCCTGTTCTTCTAGAGGAAGTTCTATTTCTAGTTCTTCGGATAAAACAGGTGACAATGTTGATTTTTCTACAGCCATATTACGTTTGTCGAATTGTTATGATTTGAATCATACTTTAAAAAGTGCTCAATAGTAAACTCGTTTCCTTCGATACACTGGCTCTTCCTCATAGTCAGTTCCGAGTTTTACGAAGCCACCTTGTCTAAATCTCATCAATGCTTGTGTTGTACTATCAACTAAATCGTCGTGTTCTCCGTAAGGAAAGTCCGACACTTCGTCCATTAATTGTTCTGCCCAGTTAGTTTCTGGCACCCACACGTACCCACCACTGAACAGAGGAGTACACGCATTTAATCTAGCAACTTTGTCTTGCCCTCGGCTCGGTGTAAAGTTTTGTACAGGTATGCCAAGAGCACGGAGTTCTTGCGTCAGAGGCATGCCCGATGCTTTACCTTCTATAATTACCGACTCAGGATCCCACGCTTTGTATTGTTCTAGAGCTTTTTCCTTTAGTTCAGGGAAAGAAAGCCTTTCGCGAACTGAATCCAATAACACAATATGTGCTTCGTTACCTGCATAGTTTTCCCCATCGATAGTTCCTTCAGGATAAAAGACTCCCCAAGTTGTTATAGCTGAGTAGTCGGCTCTTTCACTTTTCAAAAAAGCCGTGTCGTAAGATTGAATAATATAGTCCACGTGTGGCGGAGACTCTCGATCCCAGATCTTGAACCAATCTCTATTGATAATTGACGCACCTTCCCCAGTAGGATTTTGCATATATTCAGCTGCCCATTTCGACGGTGAGATAGAGGCTCTGATTTTTTCTAACTCAGGAAGTGGCCAATACCCTTCCCATAAAGATTTACCTGAAGGCAGAATAGCAGGGAGTTCAATAATCTCCCACTGATCGGCATCGTCAGATTCCATCATCTTTTTCACAACACGACCAGTCAAGTCTTTTTTAGACCAACGAGTCATAACCATTACTATGGCACCTCCTGGCTGTAATCTCTGTCTTGGTCCAGTCATGTACCATTCGTACGCATCGTCAAGAGCATTTGCACTCATGGCATCTTGCTCAGAATGTGGGTCGTCAATAATAAATAAGTCCGCACCCCTACCAGCTAGTGCACCACCGACACCTGACGCAAAATATTCGCCGTTCATTTTACCATCTTTAGTTCTTGTCTCCCATCTTCCTGCTGCTTTACTCTCAGGATTGAGCTCAACGTTCGGGAATATTTCTCTATATTGGTCTGTATCGATGAGATCACGTATTTTTCTACCAAAACGAACAGCTAAGTCTGCCGTGTGAGTTGCTTGTATTATCTTGAGTCCTGGATTCTTACCGACCAGATATGCTGGGAACATGTAGGAGGCGAATTCTGATTTAGTATGACGTGGTGGCATGTTGACGATTAACCTTTTTAGTTCGCCCGAAGCTATTCGGTCAAAGGCTCTTGCCATTATGCGGTGATGCTCACCTTCTATGAAGTCTGACCACATGGCTTTTACGAATGGAAGAAAGTTTGTCTGTATTGTTTCCTTTTTCTGGAGTTCCGCCAATCGTTCCGATAGTTCGAGGTGTTCGACAAGTAACTCTTGGGGAATGTGCTCTAGTTCATTGTTTTTCATATTATTTTTTGTTGCAAAATTTTTTGGAGCACAAAGACTGTGAACCAACGTAAAGTTTTTATATAGAAGTCATACATGCAGGGGGGGTCATCATCCTCTGAGTCAAGATACCATGAGTCCACATAGAAAAGAATCCTAGCCATGGTCAATTAACTCCCGAACTCTTGTCCTTTGACTGTTCTCGAATATTGTTCTCGAACTCAGGCTCGGAGTCAGGAGACTGTTGTCCTTCAATAGTGTATGTGGTCGATGGCAAAACCCCTCCTGTCTCTTGGTGTAATTCCTTGAGTCGATTGATGATCTCTAGCTTGGTCATGTCAGAAGTCTTGTTGACTGTTAACTCTTTACGTTCAACATATATACCAGCAGCTTTGCCTCGGCTTACTTCGGCAGTTACAGCTGCACCAAAGGCATTGTTCTGGAGTGCTTTGTCTCTTAACTCCTCTAAATTGTCAAGGTGTTTAGATAATGTGAGCGTTGCCCTCGCAGCACCCCTGTTCTGCAACTCTTGTATCCTGTTCTGGACCAATGGTTCGTGGTTCGCCAAGTATGCTCCTGCTCTGGCAGAGTTCTTGTGTGAATAGCCAGCGAGTTCGGCTGCCTCCTTTAAGCTAGTTCCCGATGCAACAGCTTGTGCGAACTTCTCTTGTTTCGGTGTTAGCTTCTTTTCCTTGCGACTAGGTTCCATAAATGTTACTCCTCCGTACACACTATATAAGGACGTGGATACGTTGTTCACACTATCATAATACTAAACTCTTGCTATGGTAAAGATAACGCATGCATTACGCATATTACCTCTTCATGCCGATAACCTACCAATAGGTCATACCAATACGCTGTATCCTCTTCTACAAGAGGCATTTAACAACATCCTATTACCCTATTGGCTGTTTCGAAGTTTTTGACTAACTCAAAAAGAAAAATCCATTCCTCATATATATGCCAATAACCCAATATGAAAATGGCTCCCGAAGGAGCCATTTAACGAAAGTTATTAGTTAGAGCCAGAGGATATAAGAACCACTATCTTCAGCAGTTAGATGCTCAGTTTCGCAAAGCGAACCAACAGTACCTTCAGCAGATTTATTAGACCAACCATTGTCAACTAAAGTGTCAACGAGCCTGCTAATATAAACTCTGTCCCAACCTTCTTCAGCCCAGTCAGAGTTTGTAATAATAACATCGTCAAAGATATTCATCGCGTTTTGTTGGTTAGTAGTTAATTGATTTTTCATATTTTTCTCCTTTCTTTGTTAATCAATACAGCTATGATGCACTATTCGGCAATAAAAGTAAAGGACTTTATTAAAATAAAAAAATGGCTCCCGAAGGAGCCATTCTTAGAAAGCTAAGGACTATCTGTCAACAGTCACAGTAACAAAGCCATAGTCCTCGGAATACGTAGTACCGATAGTAAGACCAGTACCGAATTCGGCAGAAGAATTATCGCGACCAACTTCTTCGAACCTTTTTTGTTTAATAGCAGAAAACTCGTCTGCCTGTATGCAGAAACTAACAAACTGTTTCCAAGTTAAATCAATCGTTGGACCGAGAGTAGTAAATTCGTTACCACCATATACATCGTCGATAGCCTCGCCAGTTTCGCCAACTTCCTTACGTTCTACATAAGTAACCAAAGGCATAAGTTTAATGTACACTTTTCCGTATTTATTAGAGTTTCTTTTAAGATTGGTAACATGCTTCATTGCTTGCTCGCCAGTCATTGTTAGTATTTCGTTTTTGTCGTTTGTCATAATTTTTCTCCTTTCTTTTTAATTAACAACAACATAATGATGCCTGAGTCTACATAAAAGTAAAGGACTATTTTACTCTTTTTCTGAGTTCGCTTGTAGAAAAACTGTGGCTTCTTTTGTTAAAGTAACATCGGTCAAGAGTTATATCTCTCCCAGTAAATGGTTCGTGTCGATATTCCTCACCTATAATGCGAACATCCCAGTCAAGAGCCAGGAGGATATTGACAACATCCTCCTCACTTTCGTATACAAGTACATCGTCAACGTATGTACATGCCTTAACTTGTATTTGTCTCTCGATTACACTTTGTACAGGGATATTCTTTTCTGCTCTATCTTGATTAGGATTAAGCTGAACACAAACTGTTAAATGATCGCACACAGTTTTAGCTTCTTGTAACATTAATGTATGACCAGCGTGAAATAAATCAAACGCTCCGAATGTAATGCCTTTTTTCAACATATTATCGCCAACGTCTAAAGTTATCTCGGTCTTCGACTCGGTACCAAATATCGACAAACCTTTCTAACCATAATCTCTGCTCTTCAGTTTCCCAAACTATCTCGGATGCACTTAGAAGTTCAAGACCATGTTCTTCGCAGAAGTTGTTTAATATTTCAGCCATGTAATAAAAATAACAGAACTTTTTCTTTTTCATCCTAGCCACCCCACTATTTCGCCATCTTCGAAAAACTTGACTCTTTCTTTTATGTCATCGACAGTTAGCTGGGAGCCGACAGACTCGCCTTCATAATTAAGACCTAATACTAAACCTTTACCAGCAAAACTACGAGGAGGATCGCCAAGGATTCTGAAGAAATCACTATTATTCTTCAGTAAACCTTCTTCATCAATAAATAGTGTGTGTTCCTCGTCTATTTGAGCACATTCAAAAAGGTCGAAGTCACACAGAGTGTATATCTGCTTGTAATCACCACTATATTGTATTTCGGTTACCGATCTAGCAGTAGGATCGATGAGGATGCCTCTCACGAGACACCCCCAGTAGATATGTCGATGTAACCCCATTTACGCAAGTAATCTAAGTTATCTTCGCATATACCTAGTTCTTTCTTAACGATACGAACAGGACGACCTTTATCGCCGATGCCGTGAACCATTTCCTTAATGTTCTGGGAACGTGGTACACAAGCACCCATACGAAACTGTTCGGACTGGCTGACAATATCGGTGGGCGATATACCATAGTCTCTAGTTTCGCGACTTTTTGGGGTCTTACGTTTTACATGCTCAGAAAGTAAAGCTAGTGCCTCTTCGGCATTAGGGTTGCCATCGACAGCTTTTCTGAGCGTTTTAAACACAGTCGATAGGTTTTTGTTATATGGATTTGTCATTAGTATTCTCCTTTCTTATTCCATAGTTTAGTGTAAGCACTTTCAAGCATGTACAGACGCTGTAGCTTTGGTTCTAAAGCATAGAGCATACTGGTCGCACCCGAAAGTAGCACTCCTAGGATGCCGATTAACTCGACACCTTTTCCTAGATCGTTTTCTGCGATAATCATGGCTAACACTATGCCAACACACATTACCGCACCACATTTAAATATATTCATATTTTTTCTCCTTTCTTAATGGTTGTATGTTTCTTTTTTGTTTTTTACATAAAACTCTGTTCTGTAACTTTTTAGTTCTTCTGCTGTAGCAGGAAACAACCAGCGACCAGTCAAAAGTTCACGAGTAGCAATAGGTAGAGAAGTAACACGCCTAACATTAATATCATAAAGTTCGTCGTCGGTGTAACCAGTAACATCACCGAGAAGTAAATAATTAGATTGCGTGTCGTAGTGATATTGGTTCTTAGAACCAGGAGTGAAAGACTCGTAGCCACTACCAAGCCACAGTTTGTTGTCGTAAGTATAAACAACATGCCTGTTACCATACATGCCTGCGTCTATTGCTCCTATAGTTTTGATACCAAGTTCCTCTAGTCTAGAGTCGTAAGTACTGTTAGTTTTTATTGATACATGTTTCATAATTTTCTCCTTTCTTAATAATCAATACAACTATGATGCATGATTCTACAATAAAGTAAAGGACTTTTTATATCTTTTTCTAGAGGCTATAATTATGTCATGGTTGATCTAAGCAGGATCTACAATTATTCCCCCCAAAATATAGCACCAGAGTTATTAGAAGCAACAAAAGATTATGTTCTTGTTCCAGAAGATTCGTTTATGCCGACGGATGCTGTTCGTGAAAAAGTTTTAGATTTAGTCGAAGAGCCAGCAAACGACATCATAAGTTTTCCATTTCTAACACCAGAATATTGTCGACAGCTTGTAGATACTTGCGAAGAGATAGGACAATTTAGGCATCGTCCTGGTGACGAATATCCTGCACCAGAGATTGACTTAAAAGATTTATCACCTTATGCCAACACAGCACATATACAAAATATAGAAAAACACATAGTCCCGATAGCTACAACAGTCTGGCATTTTCCTGTTATATGGCTGTCTTCTGCTTTCGTGGTCAAGCACAGTATGGATGGACAGATAGGCAACCCAGGATGGCACCATGACGGATTAGCTGATGTAAGTTTGTCGGTGCAATTAAATGATGATTTTGATGAAGGTGGTGTGTATTTTGATAGACAAAAGTTTGCTGCTGGTCCACTACCTGTAGGTCACGCGATACTGTTTCCTTCTCGTGTAACACACAGGCATACAGCGTTGAACATCACAAGAGGCAAACGATACTCACTCACATACTGGATGAAAGGAGATATTCCAGAAGACTATTCTGTTAGGACTGTCTAGAGATAGATAATTTCAAACTTTACTTCTGCTACTGTGTCAATCCAGAAAAATATAACATAGATAAACAGGGACAGCACAGCTAGACCTACAGCCGATTTAATCAAAATTTTCCATTTATATTTAACTAAGTCGATAACTTTACTAATGAAGTTAAAAACTTTTTCTCGTTTCTGTATTTCTTTCTTTTTTCTTGGCATTATCTTTCCTATTTATTTATAAATTTTAATATTTCAATATCAGATAAGATTGAATTAGCTACAACTAAGGTTGCAAAAAGAAATACAAATATAAGGATTACTATAGCTATACCAACCCATTTCATTTCTTTTGCTATTTCTTGTTCAAATATTTTTTTCATTATTTTTCTTCCAACCAATCTTTATCTGTAATTTCTTGATAACTTTGATCTACTATTTGTACTTTTGGCAACGCTACTTCTTCACACTTAACAAACTCTATAGTTTCTTTTGGGTTTACTGCCATTTGATATTTGGCTTGCGATTCTGCTTCATCAATTGATTTACATTTAATGTTGTAGTAACCCACTTGAGTTTTCTCAACTCTAATCATGTAAGTTTCCATTAGCTTTTTTCCTTTAGTTTATTCCTAGCTTTAGCGGATTGAACTATCTTGTTCCACCTATTGCCTTTCTTACGTCTGCTGACCAGTCCGTTAGCTTCTTCGGGGCAACTTTCTCGCCATAACTTTTCTGCTTCTACCATGTTCATATTTATTTCCCAGTACTGCCAAAACCACCAATGCTACGCTTAGTTATACCACTAAACTCTAAGACAGGAGTCCACATTACATTGATAATTGGCATGATTACTAATTGTGCTATTCTATCACCTTTTTCTACAGTATATTCTTCTTCGGAATTGTTGACAAGATTCACAATTAATGAACCTTGATAATCTGCATCTATTATGCCGAGTGTGTTCTTGAGCGATATTCCTTTGCTAGCTAGTCCCGAGCGTGGACATATTAGACCACATATTTCTGTATCACCGAGATATATTGCAAGACCTATGTCAAATTTATGCGACTCTTTGGGGAGTAGTTTTTTATCTTCTAACGAAACTAAGTCTAAACCAGCAGAGCCAACAGTGGCATATTCTGGTGGAGCAGGGTATGTTCCGTTTGTATGTGTTACTTTTAATTCGATTTTTCGCACTTAGTTTTCTCCTTTTTTGTTTCTTTTCTTTTCCCGAAGATCCTGTCAAAGTTTTCTTGAAACTTGTCTATATCTTCTGGTCTTCTTGTAGATCCTTTACCTGTCACTAATTTTTTTCCAAACATAATCGATCAACAATGCCCAAGCAAAAATAATTACACCAACCTTTAATATAAGCCAAGGAAGTTGTAACAAAAATATTAAATTTTCTAGCATCGTTTATGGTTAGCTTTGAATTCTTTAAACTTCTCGCTAGCAACACCACGAATGTGTGGTTTATTGTCGGGAGTAGTCTCGGCAATCTCAAGTAATTGCGCACCGCCACGAAAACTAACAAAACCGATATACATATTGTCGGCATCTTTTAGTAACCAGCCACCCATACGAGCGGAAGAGTTTTTTTCGCAAGGTATCCTGTTGTAATCAGGATATTCGTTTTTTAGTTGTTGTACTATTTCGTTAAATGTCATAATATTTCTCCTTTCTTACCTTTATCATGCCTGAGTCTACAGAGAAGTAAAGGACTATTGGTGGTAAATTAATCCCGTCATTATGAAAAATCACGATATAAAGGGACATCACACACATTTACCTAGAACATCGGCACCCAATAGCACGCACCTATAGGATTCATATATCGTGTTCAAACTCCTCCGTCATTAATTTGCATATCGCAGTGTGCACCAAAAAGTTTAGACCAATTTTCTTGCATATCGGAAGTATCTGCACCTCGTTCTTTGCACTCGGTAATAACTCTTTGTATTTTATCTAAAGCCATATCTACTCTGTATTGTTGGTAGTGTGGATATTTTATTTTTTGTCTTGCCATAATTATTCTCCTTTCTTAATAACACTCATGATATATCACTCGGCAACAAAGTAAAGGACTTTTTTAATAACTCCCAGTCGTAAGGTTTTTTAAGTGCTAACTCTGGCTCTAAACGTAATCCTTCATCAGCTACTTCTCTCGCATCCGCACCATTATATAGATATATTTGTGCGTCGGGAGTCCTAACTAATATAAAACAGCGACCACCATGCAAAGAGCGTTTTATCAACCACCCAACTTGCTCTGGTCGCAGTCCTATCTTTTTTCCTGAGTTTACAACCTTTAATTCTACCCAATACTCAACACCATCGTCGCATGCGTTAAAATCTGGGATTCCACGCCCAGTACCTCCCGTCTCGATACGCTGGATGTGTACGTTTTTAAGGTTTTTATTAACTAAACCCCAAAAAGCGTGCTCCTTCAAAGTGTTTCAAGAACTTTTTTATTTATACTTTTTACACCTTTATCTTTTAGCCAACTATCGAAGTTAGCTGGGTCTTGCTCTTTTTTCTCAGTCTCGAGTTTATGAGCATCATAGTATTCTCCTTCTCCGATTTTACACCTTCGAATTATTTGGTGTATACGTTGTTTTGACACACCATACTTTTCTCCGATTTGCTCCATCGTTGCACCTTTTTTGTACAAATTATAGATAAGTTTATTTCTGTCTAAGAAGTCTTTCGCAGACTGCTCGTCAATTCCTTGCATTTATTTGCTCCAGTATTTGTTATAGTCAACTAAGGCAGTCCCCCAAGTATCACCTATCTCGGCATCTACTTTAGAAGGAACAGCTAGATCAACACAGTTTTCCATTATTTCTACAATTTTTCTACTTTCTTCTTTATTTTTAACAGATACATCTAGTTCATCATGTACTTGTATGTGGGGTATGATACCTTCTTTCCACATATCTAGCATAGCTTGCTTTGTCATATCTGCTGCACTTCCCTGTATCAAACGATTAAATGCACGATAAGTAAATGCCCGACGTAAGTTCGCACCATACTCTTCGTACGCTTGTTCAAAAGGGAGAGGTGTATTTTTCTCGTTTCTTGGTTCATACATGTCGAAACGACACTTTCTACCCAAAAGTGTTTTTATGTAACCAACGTTCTCTGCCTTACGAGAGCAGGAAAGCGTAAGTTCTTTGATAAAAGGTACTTTTGAATGGTAGTTATTAAACAAAGCATCGGCTTCTAGTTCGTTTATACCGAGTGCTTGTATTAATTTATTTTTTCCCATACCATAACTTAGGGATAGATTTATTACTTTTGCATCTTTTCTGTCTATACCTGCCATGTCAGCTACAATCTGGTGAAAGTCTGCGTCTTCTTCGTTGTAAGCAGAGACTGCTTCATCTGCTCCTGGCAGTTTCATTCTAGAAGCATAATGTACAGTTAATCGTGGCTCTTGTTGCGAATAGTCAAACGCACCCCAACTATGTCCTTCTTCTGGTAAAAATAAACCACGTACAAGTGGACCAAGTATAGGATCTCTAGCTGGTACTTGCTGTAGATTTGGTGTGCTATAACTAAACCTGCCACTAACAGTTCCTCCCGAGTCACCACGTAGAGGATGCATTTGCCCATGTATTCTACCTTTATGAGCATGTTCTAATATCATGTTTTCAATAAACGCACTGCGAATCTTTTGATATTTCCGTGCTTGTACAATAAGTTTAGGGAGTCCATGGTTTAACCCTTCTAGCCACTTACCAGTAAAACTGGGAGCGTTTGTTTTTTGTGTTCTAGGATAGGTTAGACCAGCTTTATCAAACGCTTTAGCAACGCTTGCAGATGCCCATACGTCTACGTCAACACCATATTTATATTTTATTTGTTTTATACAGTCTTTTTCTTGTTTCTTAAGCGTGACTACACTTTTCTCAGCTTCAGCTATGTCAACACGTACACCTTTCCATCGCATTTCGACTAGAAGAGGGATGAGGCTAGACTCAAGATCATAAATAGCTTGTAAATTTTCGTCTATAAGTTTTTTCTGCAAGATATCCCACAATTTTAAAGTAAGCACAGCATCTTGTTCAGCATACTCACCTACATATTTTGCAGGTAATGCATACATTTCTGCTTTTGGGTCTACACCAAATGCACTCGCAGCATCTTTTAATAAAGTTTCGTCTTTTCTGTCTTCACAATAATCTTCACCGAGAGAATCTAATGAATATCTTCTACGATGTTCATCAACTAAAGGTGCAGCAATTACAGTATCGTGTATTTTACCACGTATCTCTACACCTTCTCGTTTCAACCAGCCAACATCGTAAAGTGCGTTATGAAATATTTTATCTGCGTTACCACTCAAAGTTTTATTTAACCAGCGTAATACAAAACCAGTATCTAGATTACCACCACCTTCGTGGCGAATAGGTAAGTACCCACTCCAGTTGTCGGTTGCTATAGCTATCCCTGTTACATAACCATTACCTGTTGCCCAGCCTGGACCAGAGAGCCTTAGATCTGGGTCTTTAGTTTCTAAATCAACAGCTATACGTTTCGCTGATGATAGATCAGGTAATGTCTCGGGAGGAGTCCAATCTGATCTAGGTGTAAACATAGGTTGTTGTCTCATTCCGTTGCTCCGTATGATTGCACTAAATGTGCCAATAATGCTTTTCCTTTAGCGTTAAGTTGCATATCTACTAACTTTTCTACACCATTACTAAAGACAACATTTACATTAGTATTGCCTAAACTACGTTGGTTTACACAGTATAGTAAAAGTTCAAACAAATCAGATTGTTTAAAAAACTCTTTCTCTTCTGCTGTTAGTTCGTAGTCTATACCTAGTTTTTGTTCTATGCCTTTTTCTACTATAGACAACTCTAAAGCTAATTCTTTATTGTTCCATTTTGTAGGTGCTGGCATATCACCAGTTTGTTTTTCTGCTACATCGTGCGTAAGTGCTTTTAATATAGCTGTCTTGCTTATATCTGGTTTAAGCCAGTTTAGTATTAAAGCTACACCCCACGAGTGGCTTCCTACAGTTTGTTCTCCGATAGTTGCTAGAGTGTGATAGCGTTTAACTTCCCCTCCCTCTAGTACATTTAATACTTCTCTTGTGTTAGATGCTCCTATAGTCATTACATACTCCTGATTTACCATAATGACACCACTTACAGTTTTGAACACTAGCAATTGCTGGATATTCTGTTGCCTCTGTTAGTTTTAATGCTCTATTATGGAATGTTTCTTGTCTTTCTTTTATCTCGTCAACAGTGTATGAGTGTCTAGATATTTTACCATGATCTAAATACCACAACTCAGCTTGTATATTTTCTACACTGGGGTCACGATTATATGTTGCTGATGCATACAACGCACACTGTTGTTCGTGCGAAGATTCGTTGCCCATAAACCTACCTGTTTTAAAATCTATAACTATTGTACGATCAGGTCGTTTTACATAAGCATCTATCTTATATCTACACCAAGTTTTATCTTCGTTCCATGCAGCAGGTTGCCAGTCTATGTCGAATGCCCAATCTTCTTCTACGAATACTGTTCCTTCTTTAAAACCTTCTCTTAGTTGCTCGAAACCTTCTTCGAAAAAACCTAGACCACGAGTCAATGGACCTTCACCCCTTATGTACAATTCTGCCTCGTTGTGTATATCTGTTCCTCGAGTTGCTGCAGGATGCTGTGGTGTAGGAATCTTTTCTATATTAGCATAGTAATATCGTTTTGGGCATTGCTCAAAAACAGATAGTCTACTGTATGACCAACGATTATTTGACATGCTCTTCTCCTATTACTGCTTCTATATCTTTAGTTTCTTCTTTACCTTTTTGCCTTCTTTCTAGCCATTCGATACAGGCTTTTTGCCAGTCCTCAGCTTTACAGTATGCTCTTAAAATACTTATTGCTCCCTGTGTATTTTTATCAGTTTTGTGCATTCGCCACGCAGTTTGCATAGGGATCACAACATCTGAGAAAAAATGGTTAGCAAAACCTTCTTCAGCATCATGAAAAAATGCATCTAAATCGTTATCAAACTCCTCAGGTTCGTTAACCATAGGAAACACGGATAGTTCTTTATATGGGTTACCAACTAAAGGGTATTTAAAACTGTAGTAATCAAACTCAGGCAGTTTATCTTTCATCTCGTTAAAAAGTTTTGTATACACATGGAAACTGTCACTTACTTGATTATACACACCAACAGCTACACCTATTCTTGCTGCCATGTATTCTTGTAACATAGAAAAGTGTACAGCATTTGCACCATACGCTCCCCATATCATGTCGTTAGACCTGCAACAAACAGTCATATTAAGTTTACCACCACGCACTTTAAAATATATGTGCGTGTTACACGGAGTGTCTAGTGTAGTTCTATCTAAATCGTTGTTACATTCCCACATAGCAACAACACAACGTCTGTCATCAGGGTTTTCTTTTAATCTACGCACGACAACATCCAGTTGATCTTTCTCATAAAAGTTCCGCCACCTATACCCATACGCACCATTAAAAGTTTCACCATTATCGGTAAACGCTTCCATCCCTTTGTTGTAAAACGCTACAAAATCTACATCTTCTCTACCTTGTAGCATCCACAAACCTTCCATAAAATGAAAGAATGGATTAGCATCCCTGCCTTCCCAAAACAATACACGTTCACAAGGGTTTTCATATGTCGTAATTACTGGACCTTCAAACTCTAATGTTTCTCCTGCCCTACTGTCTTGCTCGACGACATCACCATCCCAAGTAAATGCGTCGATACCTAGTATGAATGCTTCATGAACATTCCTGCTGTTTATAGTCTTAGCCATATATTATAATCTCCAGTTATATTTCAGTGGTTAGTTTAAAGAAGTTAGTCATAACGTCTTTGGTTTTGTTAAATACATTCTCAGAAACAACACCTGTTTCTAGCTTTCCATAAAAACCAGTCGGTTGTTGGTTAGCCAACGACAAGAATTGAAGAGCCACTCGTTCTCTTTCGAAATGCTGTGCAAGTTTTCTATTGTTTTCCTGTATGTCTTCTGCCCAATCTTGATTTAAGTTAATTGTTTCTATGATTACAGATGCAAACTCTTGAGGAGTAGCATCATGAGGTACCATCATATAGTTTTCGGAAGGTTTAAACACTTCTCCTTCACCTTCCTCATTAGTAGCGACTCCATAGTTCCTTGCTATAGGTATTGCCCCTTCTATAATCCCATCGACGATCACTCGATTAAAATGGTCACCTATTTTTGCATATGCAACTGACCAAGATGGGTCAATTATACATTTGACCTGTCGTAAATTTTCCCTAATCTTTTCTTCTGTTAAGTAGCCATACCATTCCATACCATGCTGTAAAGCCACATCCCATATTTTTTTACCATGGTGTTGGTAAGCAATATCTGGGTCTCTTTCTGGGCTGACAAAATAGTTTTCCTTACATTTATCTTTTGATGTCATGTAATTGTGTTCTATACCACCACCAGCCATACGTTTCTCAAAACTTTCTGGTAAATGCGGGATTGCTCGAACTAAATCATCAACATGTTTCCAACCTTTAAATGTTTGCATAGATATAAAACCATTCTTACGACTTCGCCAGTCAGGTTTGTCATTAATAGTTGTTATGTCTTGTGGGTTTAGTATTAATGCTCTAGGTACATCGAGCACAGCAGCACCATGGTAAGCACAAGGATGTACACAAGCTAGACCATCTAGATGATGTGATATCTGGCTTATCCAAGGATAACTTTTTTGCATGTTGCCATCGTGTATAACAGCTACCTGTTTTATTCTGTCAGGTAGATCATACAACGCTAACCAATCTGTGTTACCTTCGTTATCTCTTTGTTTTGTAGGAACAGGTATCTGCCATACGATTAAATCGTATTCTGCAACATACTCTTTCCAACGTCTAAGGTTAAAATTACCTTTATATGGGAATCTACTGTTTTTTGGAAACAACCAACCCTTTCCTTGATGAACAGGTATTCCTGAGCCACGATGCTCGTACCCTGTTTTATCTTTTGTAGTTTTCTCTTTAATACTTTCACGCCAAACTAATTCTACGAAATCAACATGGTGTCCTTGTAATTTAAAACCAGAGATTAAGTTTTCGTTGTGATTTATTATTCCTCCAGGACTATTAATCCCATACATCGTTACCAATATTTTCATTGTTCCTCCTTTCTTTTGGTTACATGTTCTTCAACTAAAAGAAGATATCTTCTTAGATCTTGAATATCGTCTAAAATACCTTCCGCTCGTGAATCTGTTTCGTATGCTTCAAATATATCGTAAGCAACTTTGTTAACTTGATTTTCAATGCGATCCCACTTACGAGCCAACATCATAAACGCACCTACACCACCACGTTGTCGCCATGATGTGCCGTATGATTTCTCTGCTGTTTCTAGTTTATCAACATCGTTTTGTGCGATTACTCGCATGCTCTCAAACTTTGTAAATGTGTTGTTCATCTTGTGTATGCTCCTATAGTGTGCCAGTTGTTACCAGTATCCCTGTATTCTCGCATAGGTTTAAAACCTTGTGCCAACATACTGTCGTTTAACTCTTTACCCTTAGCACGCCATGTTGAATCATATTGAAAATGTATTTCCATAACAAGTTTTTCTACATAATCTGGAAACACGTAAGGCATAAACCCATACTCTGCTCCCTCAACATCTATCTTTATCTTGTTAGGCTTAACTTGTTTTATTATGTCGTCAAATTTTAATGCTAACACTTTTACTGCGTCTCTTCCTCTAACTTCACGAGTCATATGCAAACCTTTGTTTTTCTTAGAGTTTACATACAGATACACATAATCACTATCATCACCAACTACAGCACAACGTGTGTTTTCTGAGTTAGGACTATTAACATTTAACAGTTCGAAATTATCTTCATCTGGTTCGTATGAATAAACTTTAGTAGCACCTTCTTGTGCTGCATACAAACTAAACGCACCTATATTTGCCCCAACGTCTAGGACTATATCGCCTTCTTGTATGTCTAGCATGTTGTACGAAGGACGTATCTCTTTAAACACATACTCGTCTAAAGTTCCAGGTCGCACCCATCCCCCAAATTTTTCTAAATATTCTACACCTTCCATTTATATATACTCCTCGGTTTTCCTTCGCCGTTTCTTACACGCTCATATTTATCGAACTCGCAAAGGGTGTGTTCGATATCACGCATTTCTAAACTAGGTACTTGTCCATGTAACCACTCTTGACTTAACTCAAGCAATACTTGCATTTCCCCTATATTTATGTCACTTTTTATTTGTTTATTTAATGGTCTACCATGTATTCTGTTTAGACCACGTTTTGCTCCTGGTCCAGGATTACCCCATGTCATAATATCTGTAGCTTCGTCACCTAAAAATGTATGTCGCCAATCGGTGACTACTTCGTAAGCCATAAATGGACCCATGTAAGGGTAAGGCATAAGTACATTCCATAACTCTTTTAGTGAACCTTTGGCATCGTACATAGAATCTATAAACTTATTGTTGTCGTTAGCTATCTGGTCGATACACCAACACACACCCTCTAATTTGTTCACACCATTCGGTGTCTTTATAATGTACGCTCCTGTAACCCATTGTGGCTGGTCTTTCAATACTTCTACACAGTGATCACTATCCCAGTTTCTATATAGATCTTCCTCTAGTAATATTTTTCCTGTTTCTATTAAATTAAACCACCTAAATATAATTGTAGCTAACGCAACATCCATTTCATCACGCATACCTTCTCTTACATTTTCTCTAAACCAAACTGTTGTTCTATCGTTTTCACGAAACACATTAGTAAATTTATATTTCTGTAATATAGGGTCAGGAGTCCATGGATATTCCTCACCTCTAGATTTCCGTAAATGTATTAAATGTCTCTCGTTTAAAAAATTAAAATAACTTTCTATGTTCACTAGTTACCTCCCATTGCTTTCTTTTCTAGTTTCTTACGTGCGACTATGTCTAAAATCTCCGCAGGTGTTTTACCACTTTTAGTTTTAAATGGTGTTATGTTAACAAACCCTATAGGACTTTCTATTTCTGCTTCGGTGGGCATTACAGGTTTAACAGCTTCACCACGTTGTTCCTGATGCCATTGTTCTAACTTACGTTCAAAATTATGATAACGAATACTTTTTAATGTAGGTGCTCCTGCTTTTTTTCTGCGATGGTTTCTTAAGGTCTTTGCTTCCCAATAGCTTTTACCACTGTATCTTGCTTTAGGTCTTTTTTCGTACTTAGCATCCATTAAAGCATACTCACTGCGTAATATCATATGTAAATCTTCTATATCTTCTTGTATGTATGCTGTATATCCATTATTTGCCTCTTCCGCACAATCAGCATACAGTTCGGCTTGTGCAAGTATGTCAGGATCGACGTAATGTACATGTACACTAGGCACGTGTTCAGAATATCCTTCTGTTTTATATGTTTTGTATGGATTTTTATTAGCTTCATAACCCTGTAGTTTCTTACAATCAACAGAACAATACTGACCTACACGAGTGTTCTCATTTACTGGTCCACCACAAAATGAACAATTCTGGACAACAGGTATGTAAGGTTCAGGTCGTTTTATATGTTTAATTGGCTTCGGCTTCGGCTTCGGCTT